ATCATAATAGTAATGATACAGTCCACCCATTAGAAATCTTTTACCCTGGCGATCTCGTTCGACTGCAATCTCTCTTGCAAGTCTAGTTGGATTTTTCATACCTTGAATTTGATCTTTATACCATGCAATCGACTTTCTGGATAGAAATTCTAATTCTAGTCCAGTCTTTTGTTGTGCTAATGTTGTTAGAGTAGATGCTTTCATGGATATATTTATGTTGATTATTTAATCCCAAGATCATACTCCGTTAACACCTTAAATGTCCATCCACGATCTAAACAGTATTCAGATGCTGCTTTCCACTTTGCTTCATTCGTGCCCCATGTGACAACTTCGTTAATGTATTGTTTTGTCACTCTAGACTTCTTGACTGGTGGTTTTGTTTGTCTCTCCGGTTTGACTTCAATCATCATGACTTTAGTTGTGCCATCTTTCTGTTTGAATCTAACTAGAAAGTCTGGAAAGTACCGATGCATCTTGCCATCAATCGGTGATTTATACGGTACGAATAACTCCTCAGATGCCCATTCGATAACACTATCGTTAGTGTCAAGCCAATTCATCACTCGACATTCCCACGTTGATCGATAGATTATATTGTGTGGATCTCCACGATATTTGCGTGGATTCCTAGGAGTGAATTTACCTTTGTACGACATATAAATATAATATATATCAAACTCTAAGTGTAAAAAATATGGAATCAACATCATTAGGTACGGTAGAAGTTACAACAGGCAGACAGGATAACGGACCTCTTAGTCAATTGTATGATAATAAGTATAAAGGAAAGACATTAAAATATCCATCGAATTTAATTTCAGAAAGGTATCCACATCATATTCAATTTATTATACAGGAACCAGATCCCAGTAAAGTTCCTCAGATAGCTAATGGGTACTCGGCAAATTTAAAACAAATTGAAGCAAATAATCCATCTGGAAAAAATCCTACTGAAGATCCAGGTTTTCAAGGTAAAGATCCATTTGAAAAAGGGACAGCCATAGGTGAATATGCACTTAAAAGAGGTGGTAATATGGCTGCAGCTTTAGCGCAAGTTGTAGCGACGAAAGATACTGTACGTAGAACAAACTCTATTATAGCATTATATATTCCCGACACAGTAAATGTTACTTATTCACCACAATATGAAGATATTGCATTGTCTAAGGCTCTAGGTACACCATATTTTTTAGCCCAGGCTGGAGCTTCCGCTTATGATGCGTATAAAAAAGCAAGTGGTGGTGATATTTCGGGTATTGTTAACGAATTGGGCAGTAATCCTTATATGCGAGATATAATTGGTAAAGCTTTAGGAAGTGTAAAAGGATTAGGAATCGATGGCGAAGCTGTATCAAAATTACTTAATCGATCGATTGGCGAAGCTTACAATCCACAACTTCAAGTTTTGTTTCAAGGTGTTGATTTTAGAAGATTTCAATTCGATTTTACTATGACTCCGAGTAGTGCGGAAGAAGCTTCCGACATACGGGAGATTGTAAAAGCTTTTAGATTAGCTGCCGCACCTGAAATTCGATCTGGATTTAATTCAATGTATCTTAAAGTTCCTGATATGGTCGACGTTGGATTTTATCATAACGGTCGCCGAAACGATAAAGTTAATCAAATTAACACGTGTGTTATAGAGAACATATCAGTTGATTATGCTCCCATGGGATGGTCAACACACACAGACGGAATGCCAGTGCAGACTAAATTATCCTTACAACTCAAAGAAGTTGGAATTATTGATAAAACTCAGATTAATGAAGGATACTGATGTTATATTTCGACACTTTACCTAAGATTTTTACTCCTGATCAGAATGGAAATTACATTCTGATGACTAATCTTATGGCAAGAGCAAAGATTTTGGAGGAGCTTCAAGACAATGCCTTGCTGATGTATAAGTACAATATTCAAGAAGGCGACACTCCAGAAATTATAGCAGACAAATATTACGAAGATCCTTATAAATATTGGATGGTTTTATATGTAAATCAATTGATCGATCCAATCTGGGATTGGCCAATGGACTATCAGACATTCAATGATTACTTGATTGCAAAATATAAGAATGAATTCGAATTAGCATTAATCGCGCAAACAACAAGTGCGAATAACACATATGAATACATACAATCCACAGTGTATAGGTATGAAAAGATTATTACTACGACTGATCTGTATTCAAATCAAGTTACCGTAAAGAAAAACTCGATTGATTATGATGATTATTATGCATTGGCAGAAACTAATGAGACATACAATATCCCAGATGGTACACAAGTTAATATATCAATCTCCAAAAATATAGTATACATCTATGACTATGAGAATGATCTAAACGAGAGTAAACGAGAAATTAAATTGTTAAATAAAGATTATGCTATTCTTATGGAAGAACAGTTTAAAAAATTAATGGGTAAATAATGCCAATAATTGACGGTACAAGTTCGGAAATTCCTCGTACTGGAGAGTCAGGTATTGTAACACCTGATGAATATTATCTAATAGATGCTAGCATTATTGCAACAAAAGAGATCGTCAGTATAAAACCCATGATGGTAGAATTATCGTACTTCGAAGACATCACGCGAGGTACAATAACTGGTATTATTTTAATCAATGATTCTATTTCTATTATCGATAGAATGGGATTGAATGGATCTGAATTCATACATCTAAAATTCAAAAAAGGATCTGGATCATCCACTGAAATTGACAAGTACTTTAGAATATATCGTGTTGGTGAGAGAATTATACAAACTAATTTGAATGAATCTTATGCGTTACATTTTTGTTCAGAAGAGTTATTTCTTTCTGAACAGATGAAGATTAGTAAATCATATTCTGGTCAAGAAATATCAGCAATCGTGTATAACATATTGACTGAACAGATGCAGATTAGTGATGGTTCGAAACGAAAAGTTCTTGTTGGCAGAACAAAAGGTCTATATGATTTTGTTCTAGGATATAAAAAACCTTTTGAATTGATTAATTGGTTAGCAAATTACGCATTGCCTGTTAATGGTGAAGGTGCTGATTTTGTATTTTTTGAAAATGCAGAAGGATTTAACTTCGTATCTCTACAGAGTTTATTTAAACGTGAAACATACGCCAGATACGGATATACTCCAAGAACACTGGGTGATGATAAAGGAAGGATACCATTAGAACCATCATTGACTGGTATTAAGTCATATAATATTCTTGATACTTTTGATTCTTTATATGGAACAACGATGGGTGTCTTTGCAAATAAAGTATTAACAGTTGATCCTCTGACTAGAAATTATCAGACAACAACATTTGACTTGGAAGAATATTTAGGTAAAGCGACTAGTTTAAATAGAGGTTCAATTATTGGCAATCTGGAAAATAGATTGGGTAAAAAGGCAAATCAGAATTATGATGCTGTTTTCAAGGTAGTAAGTTCTAATCCAAATCATAAGAAAATTCCACTCGTTGTTGAAAAATCTATTCAACATGAAGTATCTAATGATATTAGAGCAGAAGTTTGGGTTCCACATAGAACTGCTCAGATTGCACTCATGAATTATTCACGAGTTAAACTTCTACTTTCTGGAGATCCAAATCTAACAGTTGGTTCTAAAATTGAGATTGTATTGCCATCACAACGTGGACCAAATTCAACAGGATACAATTCTGGTGAAAAAGATGAATACCATTCTGGAGCATATATAATCACATCAGCGAGACATATTATCAACTACAATATGAAATATGAGACTGTTTTAGAGGTGGCGAAAGATTCCTTTGGTGCTGGCGCGCCATCATATGATGATAACTCAATAACAAAAACGGTGAACCAATGACATTTTCTAATAAAATGGGCCAAGATAATTTTGTTTGGTGGATGGGAGTAGTCGAAAGGCGAGATGATCCACTTATGTTAGGTCGACTAAAAGTTAGAATCTTTGGTTGGCACACAGATGATTTAAATTTGATACCAACCGAAGATCTACCTTGGGCATTACCATTATTGCCAGTTACTGGTGGCACTAAAATGTTTTCTGTTCCTCCATTAGGTGAATGGGTGCTTGGATTTTTCACAGATGGTATGGCTGGTCAAGCACCTATTGTACTAGGATGTTTACCAGGAATAAAAACAGACTTTAATAGTTCTAAAGGATTCTCTCCACAAGAAAACACAACACCGGAGATTTAAATATGGCAACATCATTACAAGCTCAACAAACATTTATTCAAAATGGCATAACTAGTACCATATCAGAGACTAAAGAAGCTATAATGCCATATTTAACTGGAGCTCGAATACCAGATTATATCATTGTAGGATCAAGTGGCACTCAGACTACTCCATTATTTTCAAGAGAAACTATGTTGGGCACAGTTACAGCCAAAACAAATGCAAGTTTGGCACATTCTTGTGACTTTAAGTTTGATCTAGGTCTAGGAGCTTTCAGTCTACCCGAAATTCCTAATCCAGTAGCAGTCATAAAGAAAGCAATCGCAGAAGGTAAAAATGCTGCAGCACAGATCATACAGTCGTTAATTGCACAAGCTATTGATGGATTTAGACTTGCTATCAAAGGAATTATTATTGCTCTGAATTTTGATACCACTGGAATACTTTCAACAGCTTTTTCTGTTGCCAAACAAGTTATTAGATTTCTCAATGAAAAATTAAAGCAGATTGCAGAATATGTAGCCATTGCATCTTTGTATTATCATCTAGTAACTAGTGTCCAACAAATTATTGATTTTATTAAAAGTTTACCAGCTAAAGTGAAAGCATTAATTCAACAATGTTTTACTAAATTCACAAATGGAATTAAGAATGCTACCGATAAAATCAAATCTATTGGTGGTGCAACATCGGGTGGTCTAACTGGAGTAATTAATACTCTAAACGCATCTTCGCAAGCAGCTCTAGATGATGTTAATAAACAATCTGAAAATGAAAGTATTCCTCCATCACTTAAATCTTTAGTGAATGGAGAAAGTGTCACAGCTGAACAAGTTCAAGCTGGAGTAACAAGTTATGTTGCAACACAATCACAAACCACTATACCAGTAGACACTGAAAAAACAGATAAGAAATCAGGACCTTGAGGTAATATATGGCGACTAAACCAGACTTTTGGAATGCATGGACAGAACCTGAATCCGTAGCATCGATTGAAAATCCACCAAAATATCCACTAAATTCCGCATGGTCTACTGAGTCTGGACACTCGATTCAAATGGACGATACTCCAAACAGAGAACGAGTTCGAATAGAACACAGAACAGGTACTTTTATTGAAATGCATCCAGATGGATCAGAAGTTCATAAGGTATATGGTGATGGTTATGAGATAACAGTTAAAGATAAGTATGTTAAGGTTGAAGGATCATGTAATATTGAGATCGTTGGTGATGTAAACATAAAAGTCAGTGGTGACAAAACTGAACTCGTTGAAGGTAATTATAATCTTCACGTTAAAGGAAATTATAAAGTATTATCTGAAGACATTGCTGTCATTGCGTCAACTAATGATATGGAGATCCGTGCAGGTGCGACAGCATTAGGAACTTTAACATTATCTTCTGGAGATGTTATTTCACTTAGAGGTGATTTGAATGTTGACGGAGAGATGACGGCGAGTAAAATTACTTCAAGTGGAAGAATTGATGCTTTGGTTGGAATGAGTGCAGGTCCATCTGGATTTGTATCTGTTCTGGGCGGTTTATCGATTGGAATTCCTGTTGCGATACCAACACAAATAAATTGTATAGGCATGATAAATGCGGGTATATCTGTTAATGCCGTTGGAGCAGTCAATGCACCATTAGGAAACTTTGGACTAATGGATGCAGTTATGATGACTGACGTTGTTAACACAACTCTGCATAATTCTCACATACATATATCACCCAAAGGACCAACAGGTCCACCTATTCCAGGAATGATTTAAGGATATATTATGGCAACAATTTTTAGTAGATTAAATTTTCCATCCGATATGCAGGATAAAACAATCACATATTCGGATTCGGTTGTTAAACATATGAATGCTGTTCCAAGACTGTTGGAAGATTGGCAATATGAAGATCTTGGAAATAATAATGTTGGAGGTTATTACCAGAATCCAGTAGCTGTTTCTGGTAATCAAATTATATCCATTTCCAGTCAGATACTCACATCGTGTAATGGAGTTAGTACACTGAGTGCAATTAGTGTCGCTGCAAACAATTTATTTAATTCTTCTAATAATTTCGTTGCACATACGGATAGAATATCCGGAATGGTTGAACCTAATCAGGATACTGCCGAATTGCCACATTATGCTACAATTTTATCAAGTGCAAAAACTTTATCATACTTGTGTTATCAAAACAGTGGTGTGTCGAATAACGCAGTTATAATTGGCAATTTTAGTAGTCTCTATACGGCAAACAATATCAGCGACTATCGTACAGCTATCAGTGGTTATCCAACTACTATAAACAATTCAATTTATTATGAAACAGATCCAATCGATCCATTAATCCAAACTAAAAAAAGTAATCTTTCATCAGGTATAATTACTACAATTTCTAATAAACTCAATGAAATAAGTACATATATGTCCACAAAACAATCATCAGATGTCAATTTCTTTAATAACTCAAAATCGATTGTCGGTGAGATGAATTCTGTTAAAAAATTATCAAACATGGGTTCAACAGAAAAGTATCTAGCTCAAACATTGATTGGAACGGACAAACTAAAAGCCAGAATTACTTGAATAAATAAAAGATGGCAACAATACTAACCAAAATCTATTCTGATCTGGATTTTTCATTTAAGAAAACTCCAGGTCGGAATGACATAGCACTCAGTTATGATGAGATGGCTGTGATTCGCGCTGTCCGATATTTACTTCTAACTAAACACTATGAGAGACCGTTTCAATCAAACTTAGGATCTAATGTTCAAAGATTATTGTTTGAACCAGCAACTCCACTCACGGTGTCAGCTTTAAAAACAGAGATAGAAACAGTTATAAGAAATCATGAGCCTAGAGTAAAATTAGTTCAAATTATAGTAAAAGAGGATGTAGACAATAATAGTTACTCGGTATCGATTGAATTTTATATTGGTAATAACGTACAAACAACACAAGTTAATCTTACATTAGAACGGACACGATAATGGCATCAGCAAATTCTGGTCTTCAAATTACCAATCTAGACTTTAATTCAATTAAAGATAGTTTTAAGACGTTCTTACAACAGCAACCAGTTCTTAAAGACTATAACTATGATGCATCCGCACTATCTGTTCTAATTGATCTTCTCGCATACAACACACAATATAATGCATACTATTTAAATATGGTTGCGAATGAGATGTTTCTAGATTCTGCAATTCAAAGAAACTCTGTAGTATCTCATGCGAAGTTGTTAAATTATATGCCATCTTCGGCATCTGCTCCAAGAGCAACTGTTAAAGTTACAGTTAATGGTGTAACTGACGGTCTACTGACCATGCCTAAATTCACACCATTCATTTCTGAAGCAATCGATACCGTTAATTATGCCTTTGTCACCACTGACGCATATACGACCACTGTGGCAAATAACACCGCAATATTTGAAGATGTTAATATCGTACAGGGTTCAGCTGCATCATATAGTTTCACAGTCAATAAAACTACAAATCCAAAGTTGACATTTGATATTCCTGATTCCGCAATCGATACATCCACGATTGTCGTAAATGTACAAGAGTCCACTTCCAATTCATCGTTTGAGACATACAAACAAGTATCAAATTATATGTCGTTGAATCCTTCTTCTAAGGTTTACTTTATACAAGAAGGTCTAGACGGTAAGTATCAAATATATTTTGGTGATGATGTTCTTGGATATGGACTAAAAGATGATAATGTCGTAAATATCACATATATTACGACAGACGGTACCGCTTCATATGGAGCAAACAGTTTTTCTGTGATGTCCAGAATTGGTGGTTATTCGAACACGACTGTTACTTCAATATCAGCAGCAACTCAGGGTAAAAATAAAGAATCTATATCTTCTACAAAATACACTGCCCCTAAAGCGTATTCTGCGCAAGGCAGAGCTGTCACCAAAGAAGATTACATATATTTGATTCAAAAAAATTCAACAGATTTACCAATCGAATCTGTTAATGTTTGGGGTGGTGAAGAAAATGATCCTCCAGTTTATGGTAGAGTATTTTGTTCAATCAAACCCGCTGGTGGTTATGTATTAACTGAATCCCAGAAACAGAAGTTGATCGTAGATGTAATTAAACCAGTTTCCGTTATGACAGTTATGCCAGTAATTGTTGATCCAGATTATACTTATGTTAAATTAAGTGCAAATGTACTATATGATCCAAGAAAGACTACTCTAACTCCTGGTCAACTGAAACAATTAATTATATCCACAATTATAAACTTCTCAAAGAAAACTTTAAATACATTTAATGCTACTTTGAAGTTGCCCGAGTTAATCACATCAATTCAATATTGCGATTCATCGATAGTTACGAACGAATCGACAATTAGAGTTGAGAAGAAACTCTATCCTGTGATAGACTCGACCGCAACATATAAATTGAAATTTGGATTTCCATTAAAACGTAATTATTCTGATGTTAGAATTCAATCTTCAATTTATACGGAACCAAATATCACAGTTTTGGATAGTACCGTTTCGCCATCCGTTACAAGATCCGGCGTATACTATCGTGAACTTCCACCCATTGGTGGTAAAGTTGTAGGAAGTGTCACCTCAATCCGCGTATTGAATCAAGGATTTAACTACTCTAAAGTTCCTACAGTCACTATTTCTGGTGATGGAACTGGAGCTACCGCATATGCTACAATTGCAAATGGTCGTGTGATTAGTATTGTTGTCACGAATCCTGGATCAAAATACACACAAGCATCAGTCACTATAACACCAGCATATGGAGATAAGAATGGACAATTAGCATTCGCTATTGCTTCGTTAGATTCTACGACAGGTTATCTTGAAACTTTCTATTATAAAAATTTAGTTCCTCAAACTATCAATTCTGACGCGGGAACAATTGATTATCCAGGAGGGATCGTAACTCTTAAAGATTTCTCTGCATCTTCAGTTAATAATGAATTTGGATATCTAAAGATTTCGGCTATTCCTTCATCAACAATTCTGACATCCGAATATAATAGACTATTAACAATTGATGAATATGATCCAACCTCTGTTGAGGTAAACCTTACTGCAATTTCTAGATAATGACAACTTATCTTAATAATAAACCATCAATTAAGGTACCATTTCAGTTACCCGAGTTTCTTCGAGTAGATGATAATTATCAGACGTTCATCGCTTTCATTAAAGCATATTATGAATGGGCTGAACAATACGACATTAAAGATTCTGCAAATACTGGTGGTGCAATTTATGAATCTCATAATTTATTAAACTACAATGATGTGGATTTTGCAAAAGATCCTTCAAGTTATAATAAATTCATAGATTACTTCTTTAATAATTTTCTGCCTAGTTTTCCAGTAGATTGTTTTACCGATAAAGCAAAGTTAATTAAAATTGGTAAACAATTCTACTCCACTAAAGGAGCTTCTGCTGCATATAAGTTTTTGTTTAGGGCAATCTATAACTCAGATGTTGAATTGTTTCCTACGGGTGAAGCAGTTCTTCGTGCTTCTGATGGAAAATGGTATATCTCTAAAAGTTTAAGACTTGCAACGAATGATGAACAATTTTTATCGATTGAAAATTTAAGATTGTTTGGTGAAACTTCCAAGTCTTTTGCATCTGTCGAGAGATCAAGAAGAGTTGGCGATAAAATGGAAGTATACATCTCAACAATTGAAAGAATATTTAAATCTGGTGAATATATTCGAGTTGTTGATAATCAAAATCAAGATGTTTATTTTAAGAATGGTGTTGCAGTTCCTAAAGGCACCTCAGGTTCAATCATACTTCGCGCAAAAGTCTTAGGTTCAATATCTTCACTTAAAGTAAATCCTAAAAAGCGTGGACTTTTATATCTCGGACAAACATCAACTTATCCTGGCGATCCGGTAGTATTCTATGGTGGTTTGAATCCCAATACTCCGAATCCTATCGGAGCCAATGCATATGTCCATGAGATAACTTTAGGTTCATTGGATCGTCTAGATCTTATTGATGGATCTTACGGTTATAGATTGGATCCAAACACATTTATCTCAATAACTGGAGGCGGTGGCAAAGGAGCAAAAGCTAATGTTGTCACAGTTGATCCCGCCGGATTAATTCGCACCACATGGATACCACAAGATTATCTGAGTAATACTGTACGCAGTCAAGTTATTGGTACTGCTTACAACATATTTCCAGCAAACGGTGGTGCAACAATCACAAGTACTCTAGCTAATGCTTTCACATATACTGGATTTGCCACATATCCAATTAGTGGTGTATTGATGAAATCTGGTGGTAGTGGTTATAGAAGATTGCCTAGAGTTAAAGCATTTTCTTTGTATGACACCACATCTGCATCAACAACAAAAGGAATTCTTGGCAATCTAGGAATTCTTGGACCCATTAAAATTCGTGACGGTGGTACAGGCTATGCAAACGGCCAGTACATAACATTCACTGGTAATGATTACAATGGTGGTGTTGGTGCAAACGCATCTATTACTGTAAATGCGACTGGCACAATTATTAATGTTAATTACAATTATGCGAACACGGATACCAATATTAAATATCCAAAAGGTGGATTAGGATACATTCAAGAGAAATTACCAACATTAAATGTTGCAACCGTGTCTGGTGTTGGTGCCAATCTGTATGTATCAACTATTCTCGGCGAAGGTGCAAAAATTCAGCCAGTTATGGATGCCAGAGGTATTGGTCAAATTGTCTCGTTTAGGATTGAAAATTACGGTGAAGATTATGTCTCTCAACCTAAAGTATCACTTAGAGTGCGAGACATCATTGTAACGAATATTACAAAGTCTACTATAGTTAATTCTGGTGATATTGTTTTCCAAGGAGCTAATGTAAAATCTTATGTTTTTAAAGCAAACGTAGATTCATTAAAATTCATTCAAGCTGGCACATCTGAAATAGACGACAAGTATATGTTGAGAGTTTATAATTACTCATCAAATACTAAGACTAATAGAGTATTGACTATCACTAGACAGAATTCTCCGAACATACACATGAATGTCGTTACGTCATATTCGACTTTTGATTCTGATGGTGAATATCTTTTCAAAGATGGTATTCGTACCTATGGTAATGGTATGGCAGAAGCAACAGCTAAATTTTTTGGTGGTATAATCGTAGGTAATGGTATCTATTTAAATGAGGATGGATTTCCTTCTTCGTTTCAGGTATTAGAAAGTGAAGACTTTAACAGTTTCACATATCAATTAAAAGTACAGAAATCATTCGAAGTTTATAGTTCTGTATTGTACAGACTTCTTCATCCTGCAGGAACAAAAGTCAAACCAATTACGACCATTAAAGCAAACACACAAGAGATTATCGTACACCGTGAAGCGTTTGTCTCAAATAGTCATACACTCTCATACTACACGGGAACAATTTCATCTAACGCAGCAATGTATGCGACGTTCGATAAGCCAAGTAATAACATAATCAAGTTTACGAATCTATCTGGTGCAGTCCTCTCAAACATTATAAAAACTGGCACAAAAATTTCATTTACATATAATGGATTTGGTCCAAATGTATACTCCGAAATTGTATCTGTAAGTGATACGAGTAATACTGCTGTCATTAAGGATAATGTATATCTTAGATTTGCAAATGTTGCGTTTGCCAATTTAGTGTCTTCTTCGTCAATGATTAGAGTTTCAAGTCTAACTGGACGATATGATCTGATAAATAATGGAGAGTACAGGTATCCTTTGGAAAAGATGAAGGATATATTCTTTGCTGGAGATAAGATTCGAGCAAACAGTGGTGTAAATGGTTATGAAGGGACAATAACATATGTTAGTTATTCAAATAATGTTATTTTTGTCACACCTTCGCCATCCTTCACAGCTAATCTTGCGTTAGTTTCCAACGGTAGAGATATTCAGTCGGATGATGTGTTCATATATAATTCATTAGGTACAGTGTTCTATCCAGAATTGATAACCCAAAGTGGAGACACGATTATAACCCAAAGCGGAATAAAAATAATTTTAGGATAAAAAATGTCAACGATAAAAATCTCTGATCTGCCAGTAATCACATCGATTCAAAGTAACACATCAAATACGATATTTGTTGGTGTAGATATACCATCCGACATTACTGGAAGAATTACTGCTAGCGTTTTAGCTAGAGGTTTATTCTCAAACGAAATTCTGAACGTTGGTAATAACTCAGTTGTTTTTTCAAATGTGATTGGACAATTTGCTGGAAATAGTAACACATACTTACAAATTAATCTTCAGAACTTTAATTCTAATGGATCTGCTGACTTTGTTGCATCAGCGAGTGATAGTGACAACTCAAATAGTTATATCGATTTTGGTATCAGTGGTAAAACATTCTCTGATCCAGTAAACTATGGCGCATTTAAACCGTATGATGGATACGTATACGTTTATGGTCCTTCCAACACTAGTGCTCAGGGTAATTTAATTATTGGAACAGCATCTACTCGTGCGAATATCGTCTTCATGGTTGGTGGATTAGGCACAGGAAATATTGTTGGTAGAGTGAGCAACTCTTCATTTGATTTATTGAAACCAGTTAAAGTTACTGGTAATGTGAGTACAACAACGGGTTATGTTTTTCCTGATGGAACATTTCAAACGACTGTTGCCACAGGTTCATTAGTATTCACTCAAGCAGCTTTTAATCATGCAAATGCATCTTTCAGTTTAGCAAATTCGGACTTTATTCATGCTAATGCAGCATTCAATCTAGCAAACAATACTACAGCAAACACCAATGCGGCATTCAATCTAGCAAACAATACTACTGCGAATACCAATGCAGCATTCGACCTAGCAAACAATACACTAATTTATGCTAATGCAGCATTTAATCAGACGAATAGTACATTTATTCATGCTAATGCAGCGTTCAATCTAGCGAATAATAATTTTACTCATGCTAATGCTGCTTTTAATAAAGCAAACACGGCAGTTCAAAATACTGCATCAATTCAACTTCAAGAACTCCGTTTGTCTGGTAATCTGATTGCGAACTCGGCGAATCAAGGTATTTTTGTTGATAACTTCAGAGCAAATACTGCTGCTTTTACAAAAGACATGATTATCACCGGAACATTGACTGCTAATACTTTGTATGGTAACGTGTTCTTCTCTAATATTATAGCTTCAACATCCACTTCGAATAGTATTCAATGGTTTCCACAATACATTTCACCAGTACAAACATCTGGCCAAGTTTGGTATTCTGCAAATACAATTTCATTAGTACAAGACACTGACGTTGCTGGTGATAGACCTTCAATCTCTAAAGTTCTATTTGAACGTGTATATAATGAAACTGGTTCTGCGATTCCATCAAATTCGTGGGCGCGATTGGCTGGATCAGTAACACCAAATTCTGTACCATACATCAGACTCGCTGACGCAACATCTGCTGCTAATTCCATAGTCGAAGGATTCGTTAAAGTTGGGATCGCTAATGGTGCATATGGATTTCTATACACTAGAGGTATTGTTGATGGAGTAAATGCATCATCTTTTGGCAATAACGGTGAGATACTTTTCCTATCTACAACTCCAGGTTTGGGATCAAATGTAGCACCAACAGGATCAAACTCCGTATATCAATTAGCAAAGATTCTTTCTAATGATTCTGTAAAAGGTAAACTTCAAATTGACATTGCGGCACGCCAAGCGTACGGTAAACCAAACGGTGCTATTCTTTTTGCAAACAACAACTTAATTCAAGCAAGTAATCTAATATACGATTCAGCAAATGCAACATTGTATATACCAAGTGGACTCACCTCTGCTACAAGAAGTTATGCTGGTAATCAAACAGCAATCACATTAGATTTTGCAGCAGACAGTTGGGTAAGATGTAATGTGGTTGCAAACATGACAGTCACAACAACAAACTTTAAACCTGGTGCAGATGTTGTTCTCTTTATCACGAACACTGGTGGACCTTCAAGGACAATTACGCACGGATGTTCAGCTTTAAATTCTACTGTCGGTTCAACGACATTCCTTGTGGCTGGTGGAGCATCAGCAAGAGTTAAGTATTATTCATTTGGAAGTGATCTTGCGAATACATATTGTTCTGTAACATATCAATAAACGGTATTAAATAATGGCATCAGCAAACGTAGGTCTTTTAACATATAATTCAGGCGTATTTCACACAACGTCAACATACTATTCATCGTCTTTGATTCTTCCATCGACAGGTGAATTTGTGAATTCTATGTATTGTTTTTTATCTAGAGTTGAACCGTGGGCGTTTGAAGTTATTCCACCCACACCATCTCAAACACAAAAATATATTAAAGAACTATACAGGAATATGTTCATCGCAAAGAAAATTAGTTCAAATGATATGTCACCCGTTGTGGAAAGAATTGACTGGACTGTTGATGAGATATATGATTATTATCGAGATGATGTTGATATGTTTCAGAGGGATCTTAATGGAACAATATCAAGAAGATTCTATGTTAAAAATAAATTTGATCAGGTATTTAAATGTCTATGGAATAACAATGGTGGAACTGCAACAAAAGAACCTTACTTTGAACCTGGAACATATAATGTAAATGATGTATATCAAGGATCTGATGGATACAAATGGAAATACATGTATACGATCACGTATGCAAATAAGATTAAGTTTTTAGATGATACATGGATGCCAGTACCAATGTCTACCAGTGTTCCAAATCCCATAGATACATTCGCTGGGGCAGGATCTATTGATGTTATCAATGTCACTAATGGTGGATCTGGATATGATCCAGCAAACGCCATCGTAAATATCACAATAACTGGTGATGGAAAATATGCTTCAGCTAATGCAACTGTAACCTCGGGTGTCATCACAGATATCGCAGTGGCAAACACAGGTTCAAATTACACATATGCTAATGTTTCAATCACATCAACAATCGGATCTGGCGCTACAGCTATATTGCATCCTTCTCCCATTGGTGGACATGGATTTAATCCAATCTCTGAATTAGGTGCCAGACATATTATGGTAACTTCTTCTTTTGACAAATCTGAATCAGGCATGTTACCAACTGATATTGATTTTAGACAAATTGGACTCGTAACAAATCCGTATGCTTACTACGGAGATGAGAAAATAGTTGCGAACGCATCAATATATCAACTATCAACTGACTATATTGTTTCTTCAGGTTCTGGTTTATATCAACAAGATGAAATAGTGTATCAGTCGAATAACGGATCACTATCTGACGCATATTTTACCGCAACAGCATTGAGTTTTGACGCAACGTCAAATCGTTTAAAGTTACTAAATAGTCTAGGTACCGCAAACTTAAATCAAATATTTTATGGAGCGAAGTCGAGTACTGGAAGAGTGGCACTACAACAAAATGATCCAATTTTTGTTCCATTCTCTGGATATATAATGTATGTTGAAAATAGGCAAGCTGTTACCAGAAGTGCTGATGGATCTGAACAATTTAAACTAGTTTTAGGATATTAAGGGATGTTAAATTTTAATGTGGATCCATATTACGACGACTTTGATCCAAGTAATAATTATCACAAGATTCTTTTCAGACCGGGTCGTGCTGTACAAGCAAGAGAGTTAACTCAATCACAGACTATTCTTCAGAATCAGATCTCTAACTTTGCAGATCACTTCTTTACACAGAATACGCCAATCAAAGGTGGTAAGTTAACGATCAACACTAATGTTGAATATCTAAAATTAAACTATGAGTATGCCGGTTCTGAAATTGTTGCATCAGACTTTAAGAATCAATACATCACAGACGATACTGATACTGTAAGAGCTCGAGTTATTGCAACTGAAGAAGGTGTTATTGATGGTGATCCTCCCACTTTAATTCTAAATTATCTCTCTTCAGATAAATTTAGCGCTAGCGCAAATGTTCGAAATCTGGATACGTTAGATGTTGTTGCCACTATTGTTTCGGCAAACGCAAACGGTAAATCTTCTATCGCTTCCGTTTCGAATGGTATATTTTATATCGTTAATGGATATTCGATGTCATCTAAAGAAAACGATGATGGCACGTACAACAAATATTCAATTGGTAATTTTGTTGATGTTCTTCCTCAAACAATTATTCTTAACAAATATAACGATACTCCAACAGCAAGAATTGGTCTAGATATCGTTGAGTTTGTTACGGATTATGTTGGTGATTCAACATTGCTTGATCCAGCATTAGGTGCATCCAACTTTCAAGCACCTGGTGCAGATAGATACACTATCAATTTAAATTTGACCACTAAAAAATCAACTGATATTGCTGGTTCAGATTCAAACTTTATTGAATTAGCAAGAGTAGAATCTGGTCAAATTATTCGACAAGTAAACAATACATCATACTCACAAATTGACGATTACTTTGCAAAAAGAACATTTGAAACAAATGGTGATTACGTTGTCAATAATTTCAATTTAATTCCAACAAAGAATACATTTCCAACTGGTACATCAAAATATGTATTAAATGTTGGTCCAGGTGTAGCGTATGTTCGAGGATATAGGACTGAAAACCAAAGCACATTAAAACTTGATGCTAATAGAGCGAGAACTACAGCTAATATCAACAATAACATTGTTACTCCATCTTATGGCAATTACTTCTATGTGAATACTCTATTGGGTGGCGGCGGTGAAGTAATAGACACCACCACACTTCAACCGATTGATTTTCATATTAGTAATACATCGATGATTACTACAACGAATACAACGACATATAACTCAACTCTGGCTGGAACTGCTAGACTGCGTTTCCTTCGTTATTCTACTAGTGGTGACAATTCAGATACAACGAGTTATGTCTATAGAGCACACGTTTCTGATTTATCAACAACGGCATTGACTGGTAGTATTTCGTCTGCCACATCAACGACTATATCTATCTCTGACACTTCTGGTAAGTTTTGTGGTCGAGTGGCTAACATATACGCTGGAATGACGTTAAGAATTGATAGTGGTCCTGGAACAGGACAGACGAGAACTATTCAATCTTATGATGTTGCAACAAAACAGTTAACAGTTACTACAGCATTCACTATTTTACCAACATCATCTTCGACATTTTCAATCAAATTTGCGGTTAAAGATTTTGAAAGTTTAATAAGAACTTCTGGTTCTCCATCGTTTACAGTTTATGGTTCAGCACAGATTGATAATAGAAGTAAGGTCGGTACTGTAGCAACAGGAGACACTTATGTTTCAGATCCTGGTGATGGAGAATTAGTTTTTCCTGTTGGAAATCCATATGTTAATTCTGTATCTGATGCTTCATATGTTTCATCACAAGTGTATCGAGGTCAACAATTTACAACAACCACCACTGGTGTATATAAAAATATAACGGTCGATTTCTCGGCGCAATCCGTCTTAAATTTCATAAGAACAGGATCTTCGGAGAGTAATGACTCAATTAAACAAAATTTTATTGTTATTGTCACAGATAGACAGACCAATGCCAATTTAACGAATGGTCAGATTGTTCCATTTGTGGGATCAGCTAGTCCGGGTTTAAACAGGACTGTTGTTGTCAATTCAGGTAAGACTGGCGTAACTTTATCTGCTCCAGATCTTCAACCATTCATCGCATCAGTTTACTGTAGGATGAATGTTATTGGAGGAGACAACACAAGTTATGTTAGAAAGACTAAAACACTAGCACAGGCCAATACTTATTCGTTAGGTATAACAGGAAGTTCTGGTACAATAAACTCATACACATTGATGGATTTGACCAAAGGTCAAATCTATATCAATAATAGTTTAGGTATTATTAAAAACGGACTTCCACAACCGTTGTATGTGTCTGATGTTAAAAAAATTGTTAAAATTATTGATCCAGGTAGTGCAACACCAACACTATCAATGTTGACGGATGAGACTAAAGATGTTACCAATAATTTTATATTCGATAATGGTCAACGAGATACATACTATGGTCAAGCAACAATAAAACTTAAACCAGGTAGACCTGTTCCAACTAGACTTTGGATTTTATTTGATTTCTATGAACACACTGGTGGTGATGGATATTTTGATGTCAATTCATATGTAAACGAAGACTACGCAGAAATTGGAACTTTTACCAGTTCAAGTGGAAATCAATATAGATTAAGAGATTGTATTGATTTTAGACCAGCAGTTAAAAATGTTCAGACTGGTTCGGGTGTATTTAAATATTCTGTGACTCCGACACCGACTAATTTCTACGGTTCTTTAATACCAGAAGATGAGTCTTCGTTCACCTGTGATTACTATTATTATTTGGGACGAAAAGATTTATTAGTTATCACCAAAGATTCTGTTATTAAATTAATTGAGGGTATTCCTGATATTAATCCAGTGTATCCTACTGAAGAAGCTAATAGTCTTGTTCTAGCAAAATTGGTGTATGATCCATATACTGCTTATATTCCTGGTGAATATCCTGGTGTTATTCCAAATTTATCAATCATTCCTGTTTCACATAAAACATGGTTAATGAAAGATATCACGAAATTGAATGATAGAATCAGAAATCTTGAGTACTACACATCACTAAATCTTTTAGAACAATCTACAACGTCCTTGCAGATTCAAGATGAATTTGGACTAAATCGATTCAAAAATGGTATTCTAGTAGATAACTTTACAACTTTTAGTATTGCAGATACTCGCAATGCAGATTATCTCGCACAAATAAACACAAAAGAAAGAACATTATCTCCTGGAACAATTTCTGAAAGTTTCCATTTATTTAATATGGATTTTGATCCAGTTGAAGCGAAACCAACGTCTGCTTCTTTATTGAACTATAAATCACATAAAATTGGTACAACAAATGTATTCACATTACCATATGTACAAAAAGAATTGGTTGTTCAAAAATTAGCATCTAGATTTATTAATATTAATTCTTTTGATACAAAAAATATTGAAGGAATCTTACAGATTTCTCCTGCTATTGATAATTGGATAGATGTTGTCACTCCTCCATCAAGTCAGGGAACTCAAGCTACATTGCCTGTTGAAGGACCTATACAGACTAATACACCAGAAGCACCCGCACCCGTAACAGTAGTTGTACCTCCGCCAGAGTATATGAAAATTGGTCCTATCGACGGTAGTACAACCAGTTTTGGAGTATTCACTAGTAATAATCCACCAGCTGGTGCGTCAGCAGTTTACACATCACAACAAGGTGATGAGTGGAGTCAATTTAGATACGATTATGGTGTTTGGGGAACATCTGATTTGGGAGTAATAAATAAATCTTTCAATAGAACATACACGCTGACGTTCACGAAGAGTGGATATTATCTATTTGAAGGTGCTGTTGATGATACAGGCACTGTATCACTTGATGGTAATGATATTTTTGGATCAATGGGATATTATGGTGGAACCTATACCCAATACATTTATGTTGCAGCTGGCAATCACACATTATATTATACGGCGACAAATACAGTAGATTTAGGATGTATGGCTCTAAGAGTTTCATATTATGGTGATGCTCCATATGTCGCTCCTGTTGAAATAGGATCATACGACTGCTTCAATAATTATACGATTATGTTTTGAATCACTTACAAGAGATACTAAAAAATGGCAACAGTAACAAGTTCACCAGTAACACCAACGGCAATTCCATATTGCCGTGAAAAACAAATTAGTTTTACTGTATCTAATTTATTGTTTAATACAGAGTTAGACGCATGGTTGGATGATTATCGTGTAACTCGATTAATTAGAAGACCTAATATTGTAGAGGTAACCAACACATCTGGAATTTTTAAAGTTGGCGATGTTGTTGGTTATAAACCAACATCTTCCAGTTTTGTTAACGTTGGAACAATTCTTGATATTTACAAAAAAGAATCCGGTTCAACTTTTAATATGACACTGTACATCATCGATGATTTGGAAAACGTACCATCAAATCTAGCTGTTGGTGGTACTCTATACAATGCTTTTTACGATTCAAGTGGAGCATATTTAAACTCTACAGATTCTGGTACAATATCTGCTCTTGAACATCTTTCTGGTAAAGTGGCAGTATCTGGCACAAACACAACAAGTGTAACTTTGAATGGTAGAGCATCTTCTGTTGATAATTATTACGTTGGGCAAACATTCAATATAGTAACAACGACTACAAACACAACAACAGATACTACACAATCTGAGGAAGTTTCTACAGATTATCCAGTGATAACGATAACTGCATACAACGGCACAACTAAAGTTGCCACACTAAGTTCCAGTGTTTCTGTTATTGCAGGCAATAGTTTATACTCTATCGGAAAACCTAAAAGTAATGAAATTGGTAAATGTTCTGGTATTTTTTATATGCGTGGCGGTGTTTTCCCAACAGGCAAAAGAACGTTTAGACTAGATAATAGATATGTTTCAAGTGATGGAACTACACATAGACCTGGAACAGAAACAACATATGGACAAACAAGTTATTTTGCTTCTGGTGTGGTTCAACAAAAAGCGACAGATACTGAATTTTCAGCAGGAACAGGAGCATCAACGTCAACATCAAGAGATCGG